ACTTTTTATTTTTTTTAAATTTGTAACTTGATTCTAATCCGGCCCACGCTTGGTGTGTTTCATAAAAATTAATAAAAAATATACAAACATCTTTAGGGACCAAACCATTTATTCTGTATAATAGATCAGTTATTTTTGCTTCCATTAACTAGCTCGTCTGCCCTGGCGATGATATTTTTTATTGTGTCCGAGTTTTTCACTTTTATTTAAATTTTTCTTGTGACGTCGAGGCCGTTTTTTAGGCTTATCTCTGGGTACGAAATGCGTAAATTTTTGTTTAGCCATTTTCTTTTATAATTTCTTTATCTTTTTCACTCAATTTTAAATATCTTATACATCCATTGATGTGTTGTCTAGTATCAGATCCACAGTTAGTGCATCTATAATACTCTGAAACAATTGCAACTAAAATTGTGTCTTCATTACACTCTTCACATATTCCATGAACTGTATCTATATTTGAAAATGTTTTAAATGACTTCATGGTTTATATAAATAATTTATATCACTGTATTGTAAAGTCAATAAAGCATCCTGAAATGTCTCAACTATGGGATAACCCCTTAAATTAAAAGAAGTATTTAATAATAATGGAACTTTAGTTTTTTCATAAAATAAATTTATTAAGTCATAGTAATTAGGATTTTGTTCTCTTTTTAAAGTTTGAAATCTACACGTATTATCTTTGTGTACACACGCAGGTACAGTATCAATTGCTTTTTGTTTAGCATCAATGGCATAAGTCATGTAAGGGGATTCATCTAAGCCATGCATTTCTAAATAATCATTTCTATGTTCATATAAAATAGTAGCCGCAGTTGGACGCCACCATTGTCTACCTTTTATTTTGTTTACAATTTTTTGTGCATCTTTGTTACGAGGATCAAACAGCATAGAACGATTTCCTAAAGCCCTTGCACCCCATTCAGAATGTCCTTGAAATATAGCGACCATTTCTTGTTGCAGTAATAAATTAACTGCTTCTTCTTTTTTATAAATAATTTTCATAATAATACGCTGCGCCTACTCCTGTTCCTCCATCATAAGCTATTGGATCTACAAAAAAATTTAGTTTAGGAAAATATTTTATTAACTTAAAATTATTAGCACAATTGAGATGATACCCGCCTGATAATAATACATTTTTACAATCGTTATATGTTAAAGCTTTTTTAATTAATTCTATATTTTCTTCTAACGATTCTTCTTGAGCTTTTACGGCAAGAGGATTTCCATATGCAGCTGATCCCATAAGTTGTCCCTCCTCATACGGTGCAAACCCTGCATCTATTGTGTATTGAAGATATCTGTATCCACCAAATAATTTATTACTAAGTGTAACATCATACCCATCTATTTTTTTGTGTTCTTCTGCTGGAACTTTGTCAAAATTTTTAAAATGATCTTCTCTTCTGTTGCTAAAACGTTTGTAATAAGTTTTTATATTTTTATCATCTATATAAAATATACTTTGCATGACCCTAAAAGCCTGGGGATAAATAATTCCTTCTCCTCCTCCATCTGTTATGACAGCTAAAGCATTTTTAAATTTACTAAAGTAATAAGCACATGTTGCATGATAAATGTGATGATTATTTATATCAAAGTAATGTGTTTTACAGCTAACTTGTCTTACAATATGATTTATTATTGGCAACTCTATGGCCATATGGCCTCTGTCAAAAGATGAAAATACTACTGCATCAAAAGTAATATCTTTAAATTTTTTTAAGACATGATATTCGTATGTCTCATCACGAACTTCAGTCCCTTGAGGCCCCCAATGTTTTTCTTTATTAAATCTATCCTCTTCATAATATTCTTTTAAAATATTATTTTCAAAATAAGCAAACGAACAGTTATGTGAAATGTTAACTCCTAATATCTTTCTCATTAATCTTTCTATTATACTAAATCTTTTGCCTTTCCCATTACAGGTTTATACTTAGTTTTACCTTCTGATTTATACGCATGTAAAAATGATGCTCTTGGTGTTCCTTCAATCCAACTACAATGTATCCATCCCGAGTTAGGTTCTCCTGGAGTGTAGAACTCGAGGATCAATTGATCTGGTGAAAGGTTTGATTTAATCCAATCAAAAAGTTCAGCGTTGTCCACGCCAACACATTCGAAATCCGCCGCCTCAGCTTTTGCATGCTGTGATCTAGCCGAGCTGCCGATGGCAGCACAAAGCTCTGGGCTCCGATAGCCCGAAGTTATTTTTACTCTGCCGAAATGGTCACGTACCGGCTGAAGAATATTTTCACATAGCGCTTTTAATTTTTCTATCTGCTCTGCGTTAGGATTGTTATTGATACCTTTACGTATTGCAGTATCTGATTTGGTTAACTCTGAAAGAGTAAAATTACGACTAAGATTCATTATTCCAATATTAGTTTTTTTATTGACAAAGATCCATCAATATTTGTTTCAAGTTCTGCTTTAGATTTAATACATTGATATTTTATATGTGACTTAGATGCACGTTTTGCGACACGTTTGCCTTTCAAACAATCTGACATTGTTGGTTGTATACGGGCTTCCTTAATCTCTCCGTTAATAATCATAAGCAGGGCTACTATCATCTCTGTCATTAATATGCTTTACCGTTTTCTCTTACTTTATCTTTTAATGCTTCGATATCTTTTAATGCTTTATCTAATTGTTCACTTAAAAATTCTATGTTGACTTTGTTAGTCATGTTCATTTCTTGAGTCTTTTCCATTTTCTCAACGGACTTATAAAGATCTTCTAATAAAAAATGTTGCTCCTGGTCCACCGGGACTTGTTCAGATTTTTTAAGTAAATCATTTTCAAACAACTCACGTGATGTCTCTAACGATACAAGTCTTGAAGTCAACTCTGTATATGCGAATACGCCAGCTACGACACCGGCGATGATCATTAGCATGTTCTTGACTGGCATGCTTACAGAAGTGTTCTCTGATATTTTCATCTTACAATTTTATCACCCATAAGTTTGATGTCAGGATTTTCTTTTTTATAATCATCTTTAATTGAGTCCCAATAGCTTCCATCAGGTTTAATAATTTTATCATCAGGAATTATTATACCAGAACATTTAGAAACTAACAATTTGAAGTTAGGATTGTTTCTTAAAGTAGGGTTTTTATTGACTTTTCCACACATTTTCATGAGCTCTAATTGCTGCTTAAGTTCCATGTTTTCTTGTTGAACAGCTTTAAATTCATCAGTACAGGCTGAACCTAAATAATGTCTCCAAGTTAAACGTAACGACCTATCATCGCTAGGATTAGTATAATTATTATCAGGATTATTGTGTCTGTACCTACTTTCGTAGTCTCTTTGTTCGACTGATAAGCTAAGATCACCAGTACTACAAGTATTAGTACCGTTATTGAGATACTCATTTCTAGGATGTGCAGGTCTTATAAAACATAACAACACAAATAAAATAATTAATACACCTGTAAAATAATAATTCATCCTGGCTATCTCCATAGGTCACCTTAATAATTTATTTCTCGGTTAAGATCTTTAATATCATAACTGTGTTCTCTAACTTGATCAGCTAGTTGTCGGTATAAATTTTCTGCCATCTGCCATGTTGCTTCAGCAGAAGATAGTCTTGTATTAATATCTGTAATATTTTTTTCTAATACACCTACGTCTCTTTCAAGATTAGTAAGTCTTAGTTCATTTTGATTAATAGTGTCAGTAAGATTTACAATGTAACGAACGCCAGTAAATGTCCCGACTAGCACTGAGGCTACTACAGGTACCATTACTATATTTTTCTTTAACAGATCTACTAAATTCATTAAGCATTTATCTCCAGAATATTAATTTTTTAAACCAAGTTTTGATGGCTTCTATCCAATTGTGGTCCAGTGTTACTGTTTCCCAGACACAATCACAGAATTTACATTCTGCAATACCTCTATGTCTGTGTCCACAGTCTGTGCATATACTACTCACTATAGTAGTCCTATGATTATTAACACTATAATAAGTGTAAAGATTCCAAAATGCCAATTCAATAATTCTTTTGGATGAAATAGGCTAGGATTCATTATTACATTGTATAAAAGATGTAATTGATCTTTAGTAAAAGACCACACCTTTCCTACTATATTTTTTAACTGATTCATAAGTCCCCCTTAATCGTTAGTTTCGTCTAGATTTTTCAACTTATAATCGTAACTACCTTCTTCGTGTTCGTCGGTAATCCATTTAGCTGAATTTTCTACGGAGTATATTTTACTGCTTACTAGCCTATTGATCAAGTTTTTATTTGGGTCCACACCCATTGATGCATCAAACATTTTAAGCCTATTATTGGGCTGTATTGCAAAGTTTCCGTCCTCTAATTCAAGAACGTGACCGCATTTATGTTGATCAGGTTTTTCTGCATAACCAAAATTTAATTCATTAAAGTCTCCTGCACACCAATCTATTGTAAATAAATATTTACCCTTACGTTTTACTTTACGTCTTGAGGTGTATTGCATGGTAGCACCAGCTAATTCATAAAAAGTTGTAACACTTACATTGTAACTAAAGCTATCCCACATCACTAACTCATCAAGTGGTAATTCTTTGACTCCAGGTTTGGTGCAGAAAGCTGAGATAGGTGCTCTCCACCATAGACCACCATCTTCCATTAAGAAATGAAACATAGGTACTCTGTTTGGAATAGAACTAAAACCAAATACTCCTACTTCAAAATATTTATCGTGTGAATCTTTTTGATCTCTTAGATAGTTACCCCTGACACAACATTCTATGACAGGTATGTTCGCATTTAGATAAGCCATAATTAACCATTTATTTCTCCCCAGGTGTTTGCTAATTCGCAGTCTACTTTGTTAGGGACTTCCAGAGTAACTGCATCCTGCATGATCTCAACAATTTTGTCTGCTTGTTCTTGATCCTTAACAGAAATACAAAGTTCATCATGAATTTGTACGTGAGCCACTATACCATTTTTGTATAAATCTAACATGGCTTTCTTTGTCATATCAGCCGCGCTACCTTGAATTAATTTGTTTAAAGATTTGTAAGTAAACGCTCTTCTAATCCCTGGTCCGTGTTCCTGTAATGCATCTTCATGAGGCAACGCTTTATGCATACCGAATTGATTAGGTTCCCATAAATGAAACCTACACAATCGTCCCAAGAGAGTTCGAATTTGACCACGCTCTTGGGCACGATTGGAAGCACTATTCATTAACTGCTTAACGAAGGGAACTTTAGCGTGGTATTGATCGAACAATTCTACTGCTTTGTCTTTTGATACACCTAGTTCGGCTTGAAGTTTTGCTTTACCCATACCATAAAATAATCCAAGGTTAATTACCTTGGCCTGTGATCTTGGAATCTTTGCCATGTCTGCTACAACCTGGTGAAAGTCCGTTGAGGTGTCATTTTCATAATTATCTATCACGTCATTTACAGACGGAAATTTGTGTAAAGCTGCATAATGCACTACCAACCTAGGCTCTTGTTGAGAATAGTCAAAACTACCCCATCTATGGCCCTTCTCGGGTATAAAAATAGACCTAATCATAGGTCCAAGATCCTTATTTCTAGCAGGAAGTTGCTGTAAATTAGGGTTAGAATAACTAAATCTGCCTGTCACAGTTCCGCCTTGATCTGACCTTATTTGATTTATGTCAGCATGGATACGACCTTTGTGTTCATGTTTAATTATGGTATCTATAAATGTAGTATGAGCCTTATTAACTTCTCTAGCCTTAGCAATCATTCTAACTACAGGATGTTCATGATTGGAAATAAAATTTTTAGTAAAAGAAGGTGCCTTTGATTTCGCAGTTCTTTCATAAGCTAAACCAAGTTTATCAAAAACTTTGGCAACACTTCTTGCAGCCATTAGTTGAACATCTACTCCTGTTTCTTTTTTTATTTGGTGGAGTAATGTTTCTTCTTGCAATGTTAATTGTTGCTTCAATTTATGAGCTCTTTCAACGTCCACTCTTACCCCAAGAAATCTCATGTCTACCAAACAAGGAAACAAATCCGTCTCAAGTTCAAAAATAGATTCTACGTCTTGATGTAGTAATTCTTTTTTAAATATTTGCCAAAGTTCTAAAGTAAGCTCCGCATCTTTCTCGGCGTAAGATCCCACATACATTGCTGGCAGTTGCCACATATCTGCTTTAGGATCTAATCCTCTGGACTTTGCTTCTTCATTCAGTGCAGATTCATTTTTACCGTGACCTAAATAATCCCAAGACAAACTATTTAAATCAAATCTAAATCTATTCTCATCAATCAATGATGCTGCAATCATAGTGTCTACTATCTGTCCATTAATTTTTAAACCCATAGATCTAATCCAACAGACATCATACATAGCGTTGTGAAATATTTTTATAGCATCACTATCTAATACATCTTGAAACCAATTTAAAGTTCTCTTACGATCCATGTTTGGCCCTGATCCGTGAGCAATTGGAAAATAAAATTTTCTTCCTGGTACAGCAACAGCAATACCTACTACTTCACCATTACCAATGATAGCACCACTACCTTTAGATTTTAAATCAGGATCTCTTGTCTCTAAGTCAATTGCAATCTCGTCGTATTTTCTTAGATCCGGATATTCTTCTGGTTCATTCCATTCAGTCTGTGCTTCAAATAAAGGTACCTTCATTTTTTTATCTCGTATACGTATTTGTTTTCTATTATTTTAGTCATCTTATCTTTGTTACTAAATGCATATAAAGCTGCACTGTAATCATGAGGAAATATTTCCCATGCAAGGTCTTTCTCTAGTCCAAGATAAATTTCTAAATTAAATTTATTTTTAGCAAACTTAATTGTTTTGCGTACAGTAGATTTTTTTGGCATCACTTTTTCTTTTTCATGTCGTTCATTTTTAACATCTCTAGCTGACAGTAATGTACAATCTTTTTAAGATCTTCCACTCCCCCCTTCCGCTGATAACGACAAACGTACTTCACAACATTGCCTTGAAAAAATGAAAGATCATTTTTAGAAATAAACTCATAAGGTTGAATTGGAAACTTAGTGTAGTGATTCCCGCCTACCTGAGTATACTGTGGAAATGATTCTTTAAATATATCTTCTGCTGTCATAGTGGATATCCCTTTCGTTCTATTTTGGCTCTCATTAAATATAAGTTTCTTTTTGCTCTCGTGCAACCTACATACCATACTCTGTGCTCTTCGTCACGCTTTATTATACTTTTGGTAGTAGCTTCCCTTATCTTTTTAGCATTGTCCAATACTAAAATTACATTCTTACATTCACCCCCTTTTGCAGCATGAATGGTGGATACTTTGATTCGTGCTTCATCACTTAATCTTTCTTTATTTGACAGCATTAATCTTATATAAATTTTGTCTTCAGCAGGTGCATTATCAAAACATTCAAACCATTTTAAATTATAATTCATTCTATCTTTTATAAGTTCTCTGTTTCCTAAGTATTCTATTATATCTGCTTTGGCTGTATCAGTTATTGTTTCACCATTTAACCACTTATTGTGACTAACAATTGCTTTGTAAAGTTTAGTGTTGTAACTTTTTTGATGTCTGTTTTCATAATACAAACCTTTTACTTTTAAAAGATCACATACTTCTTTTGCCCTAGATAAAGTTCTAGTTAAGATTAACCAGTTGTCCTGGTGAAGATCTACATTTTCTAAACTATTGATTTTACTACACAATCCTTCTTCATCTCTTGGTAAATAATTTTTAGTTGCTCTAAGTCCTGCGATTCGTGCAGTAATAATTTCAGATACATCTTGTACTGCTTTTGGAATCCTTCGAGATCTTGATAATACTTTTTCTGCAGCAGGTTCTTGAATGAACCTATCTACATCTGCACCAGCCCAGCCATAAATTGCTTGGTCATCATCACCCGCTAAATAAATATTTTTTGATTTAGATTTTAGTATGTCATACAATTTCCATTGTATTGGAGATAGATCCTGAGCTTCATCAATAAAAACTACATCAAAGTTTGGAATCTTATCGGGTTGTTGTACAATGTCATGAATCATATCTGTAAAATCTACTAAATTATTTACGTCTGGATGTTTGTAATGATTGTAGTTTGCTTCAATATGTTTTAATAAATCTGGTTCTACATTTGTTGAATGTTCTCCTGTGCAATATTCATCCCATACTGAAATATCTTTTTCTTTTGCTTT